CTAAGGTACTGGACGATGTTAAACGTGAAGCTGTCGTAATTATCCAGCATCAACACTCTACAGCGCTTAACAGATTGAAATGGTTCAATATCGTTTGAATCTAGCTTCATCGTTACCCAGCTTGTTACCCAGGTTGGCTATCGGTTGAGCGTTACCGCTGCATTGATGGGATTGTATCGTCTGAGAGTGGATGCCGCTATGCCAATAGAGTGCAGCGGATTTTGAATCCGCTGCCACACTTAAGCAGGGCCGCGCTTGCACAAGGCTTTGCCGAACAATCAACCGCTTAGCGGTTTACACCTCTTACACACAGCGCATTGGTCGCATGTAGTCTGCGACCAAAACGCGACCAACCCCAAACCCACCCCGGTAGACGGCTCGCTCATTAGCTGGCTATACTCGCCCAAAAAACTGTACACATAACCAGTAAAAGAGAGGCGATGATGTCAGAGAAAACCTACGCGGCTTTGGTCGAGCGCGTTAAGCGGAAGATCAATTCACCCGCTGCTCAATCTGAGAGCTGCACCGAGATCCAGCGCCAGCCGGAAGATACGGCAGAGGATTGGTCACGCCTGCTAGCCGATCTCGGAACCGTTGAGAACGTCACCATGGTGCCGCTTGACGAGACCGCCGAGCATGTCAGGATACGTTGGAACCCTGCCGAAGCGATGTAATGTCATGGATGAACGTTATCGCGCCACTGTATGGCGCAAGAAACTAGAGCGCGGACGCAACGGGTGGCGGCGCTTTACCTCTGCGTCACTGCCCCGTTGTGTGATTGAGTTTCATATCATCCACAATGGCTATCTCTATAGCGGGCGCCACGGCACACACTTTGATCCTGAGGACTGCCGTACACCTGGCACTGCTGCCTATCTCATAACGCGGCGAGATCTCATGAGGGAAGGCGTTTGGCGCATGGCACGAAACCCGGATGGGGAGTGGGGAATGGTTCGGAGACTTTGGAAATAGAAGCGTTAAGCCTCTTCTTTCACGCAGGCTTCAAGCTCGGCATAGTCAACGGTTGCCCCACTGCGTGAGTGTGCCACGCAGGCTTGCCTAAGCTCAGCCGTATAGTTTGACCAACGATCCATTAAGTAGCCCATGGCATCGCGTTGTTCCAGTACGCAATCCAACATCTCAGACAGAGCTTCATCGCTCATTTCAACTGAGCCATTTCCACAGACTGGGGTATGGCTTTCAATCGGCAGCTCTTGAGCTAGCAAAGGTGACGAAAGAAACAGAGCGATAAGTACGGTGGCAGGCTTCATTGGCGTGACTCTTCCTAAAGCAGCGCCGTCCTTGGCACTCTTAAATCCTTTTAAATCAGTTCGTCTTCCATAAATGTGACGCAACCATCGTGCTAATCGTGGTGTTCCATGGCGTCACGTCAACACTTTAGATCATGCTGCACTGCATTGATGTAGGAAATCAGCTTTAGCTGTGTAAGCAATCTCTTACAAAAGGCACAAAAAAACCGCTCAAGGCGGCCCGTGTGCATTTGCGTTTTGTTGCCCTACCACTGAATAGCAGCGACATCCTCCACCATCCCAGCCGCCCGCACCGCCTTCACCAACCGCTGCCGTTTCCCAGTCAACTGCTGAAACAACGTGAACCGATCAGCATTACTCACCACCGCTTCGCACAGTTCAGCCAGCGTCTCGGTGCCGTCTTCACCGTTTCGCCCTAGCAGAATGTTATCTAGCACAGGGGTTGCCGGGGCGTCGCCTTGCGGGGCTGCGTGCCACGCTAGGTAAGCGCGGGCTTCGCGGTTCTGTTCTGTCCAGCTTTGTTGCTCAACTTCAGGATATTCGCGTATCAACGGCTCTGCTTCGGCGGTGTACGCGTCGTTGATCTCGCGGATTTTGGTCGCCTGGGCCTCGGCCAGTAACTCTGCCTCAGTTTTGGGCAGCGTCACTTCGGCGTCTTGTAACCAGCTCATGGGGTGGGCTCCTGATCTTCTTCGGGCACTACGTCATATAGAGGTAGCTCAATAGGGCCGTTATGATTCTCCAGCACAATAGGCGCGGGGAAGCGCGTTTCGTGCGGGGCGTTGGGGCCGTGGCCCAATCTGATCGTACATTCGTAGTCGTCCCCGGTTCGGGAGACTTTGCCGAGTACAGGATGTTGTGCGGTTGCTCCGTCTTCTAGCAGAGATAGATCGTATTCTACTGCGTCGACGGTAAACACAGGCGCTTGCCATGAAACTGTTGATTGCTCATCGTCGGAACGTATCGGGGACAAATTTAGTTTAAGCATTTTTTTAAGGTCTCTAATTATATCCATGAACCAATAGCGTGGCCGTTGCATTCCGTTGCTGTATTGGCTCCGGTTTCCATGTAAGTCCTGTAGGCAACCGCACTAGGAGTTGGCGCGCCCGACACAGTAAACCGAGGAAAGTCTGCACCCGATGGCGCGGACGTGAAAATGGTAGTTGGCGGGGAAGAAAATGCCACCGGAAAATCCCACCTCATTGCCTCCCCTAACGCTTGAGGTAGAGTTCTAGCCCAACATTCCTGAGTTCCGTCTGCGTAGCGAACATAGGAGCCATTTGCGTTATTGCCTCTTTCGATAAGTGCCCCAGTGGGCACGCCCCCCGATTGGGAAACAGTACCCAGGACGTTTCCCGTGTGATAGAGTTCTCTCCAAGGTGTCCAAGCGCTGCTTACGAACTGCCTTACTTTAACGCCAGACTTCCCCCCAGCGTCTAAAGATGCTGTTTGCGATACTCGCGCAGACGTGTCCGCAATAACCATTAAATAGTAACCGCCAGTTGCGGCGGGAAAGGGGTTATCGCCTAAGTCAGCGTCAGCGTGCAGTCCGGATCGGCCATGGTAAAAACCGGTCACACTAGTGTCATCAGGGTTTTTGTTGGTTGTCCTCGGTGCTTGTTCGGCGCCCAGCCCTGCAAAGCCCTTAACCATTACCGGCCCATCACCGCCCACCGTCTCACGATAAGCCCCCGCTTTTAACGCGACTTTCTTTTCGTATTGAGTGTGCGGGTCTAGATCATCAACGTGAGCGGTGACGGCATCAGTGGCCGCCTGCTGGCTTGTGCTGGCGGCTTGCTCTGAGGCGGTCTTTGCGGTTTCAGCGCCGGTACGAGCTGTCTCAGCTAGCACGCGCTCTTCGCCTGCATTTGTCGCTGCTTGCTGTGCTTGGGTCTTTGCAGTTTCAACTGCGTTTAGGTCCCCGTAGAGTGCCTGTGCATCGTCCTTGGCTTGGATAGAGGCGGTTGCCGCGTTACTGGATGCGCCGGCGGCTTGCTCACTCGCTAGCCGGTCTTCGGCCACCGCCTGCCTGTCGAGCGCCACCTGCTGGGCGTTATTGCTAACCTCCAACGTTTTGGTATCAACGACGCCCTTTTGCTGATCAACGTGAGCGCGGTCACTCGCCACCGCTTGCTTATCGAGCGCTACCTGCTCGGCGTCCTCGCTTGCTGCCTGGGCGGCAGCTTGGGTGTCGGTTTTCTGCCCTTCCATCGTTTGCAGATCGGTATTAATGCTGTCGGTCATCGCCGTTAGCGAGTTCCCAAACTGCAGTAGCGCGTTATTAACACCGTTCTGCTTAACAACTACTTGCGCTGTATCCCCAATTTCAAAATTGAACTGAGCAAAATTCGGTACTGTAGGTGCCGTGGCCATGCTTAAACCTCCGTCATTGCTAACTGGGTTTGCCAGTTGTTGAAATAGTTGTGCTCATGCCCATAGCTGCCCTCGCGGCGCGCTACAAAGGCGTGCTCCGCTTCCAGTGCGCCGCCTTTCTCGGGGTAAAGGTTGATATAAATGTCCTGGCGTTTACCGGTTTTCAGCAACTCCCGGCTTAACTCTCCAAGGCCTTCGCGCTCCAGGTACGCAAGGTCAAAGCTCATCACCCGCGAAGTGCCGTTGCCGATGGTGCGCAGCGAATTACCTTCGGTGCGCTTATGCTCAGCGAAGTCCTGCCACTCAAGCTTTACGCCGTAGCTAGCGTTCATTTTGGGCGTGTAAAACAGACCCGCAATAATACGCGACACTTCCACATAGCCTGCGGGGTTGTTGCTGTCGCTGATCGTGATGCGGTAGTCCGTTGCTAGCGTCGGCTCCGTCCATACCACGTAATGCGTATTGGGGAACTCGGTTAGATCCTGCGCGCCCCACGGGTCAACGCCTACGCGCCATATCCCCAGCGGTATCAGCGTTGAGGCGACGATCACGCCGGAGTCGTAGACAACCTCACCCTGTAGCAGGTACTCGATGCGGATGGTGCCCACGGTGGTCAAATTGTGGTTGTAGACCACCAGCGCTGATAAGAAATTGGGACTGGGCAATGTGCCGATGATTACCTGCGGGGCGGTATCCACTGAGCGCCATATTTTGGAGCGCCCGCTTTGTTGGGTATAGCTCACGGGCAGCGCCTCGCTGGTGGCCGTGAGCGTCGCGGTATCGTGGAAATTGTTAATGATCATTCTCAGATTGCTCAAAGCCATATCTCCAAGTCTGTAGTGCCCCGCGTTGGCGAACGGCTCACGCTAGCGATACGCCCCACCCGGCCCGCCAAACGGGGATGATCAACGGCAATGGCCATGCTGGCTTCCACCGGGGGTAAAAACGTTTTGAGGCTCCACGTCTCCCGGCGCTGGGCGCGCAGCGCTAGCAACCTGTCGCGCTCGGTCGCGGCGTCTGCGGCATCCTGAATAATGCTGTTGACCTCCTCCCGTCGGGCAAGCGGGTAATCGTCTACTGACTGAGTAGCGCGACTCTCTCGCCACTCGGTACGCAAGCGTGACGCTTCGCCGGGGCTGTTCTCTTCAACGGCCCCAGCAACGGTGCTTAACGGGGAGTAATTGCGACCAAAGCGCAGCGTTAAGCCCTTCCAGGGCGGCTCGGTTGACGCTAAACGAATCTGCTGCTTTTCAATGTCGTCAATGTCGAGCGTTATTTCTGCCGCCGTGGGCAGCACCCGCTGGCGAACCGTCAGCGCGCCGACCGCATTGCGATACCAATAAGCGCCCAGCCCCTCGCACAGCTCGTCGAGGATCTGCGCGCCAGTCACTTCGCCGTTGTAGTAGAGCCCTACGGTGTAGCTGGGTAGCTGAATATCACCCAGCGGCACGCCGTAATAATCCGCCACCCACTGGCACACCTGGGCGGGTGTGTTGTGCTGCTCTTCAATGTCTACTGTCAGCGTGCCTATCAGGCCATTGCTGAGAACAAAAGCACCGGTAGAAAGCTCTTTTGTGTGGGCAATGGGGTTGCCGTTGTCCTTTGGGTTTAACGCCGTCACTGGCAGGTAGGACGCTTTAAAGCGGTAGGGCTCAGGGGTGAGCAAATACGCCGGGGCGTTATAGACACTGCCCAACGCCAGCGGCACAGGCCCGGCATCGTCCGGCAGTTGCCCGGTGTCGATACGCTCATCAAACACGCTACTTTCGTCCTCCATAACGAACGTCAGCACCCCCTCCCGCGCATCGGAAATGCCACCGTTACGCCCTTGGGCATGCAAACGAAAGTCATCACGCGACCAATCCGGGCCGCCCAAGTAAAGCTTGATAGGGTGGCCCTGCCAGGCATTCGTAACCCAATGGGTTATTTCGCCATCGTCCTGCAGGGCTACTTCACCGAATCCCACAAGCCCATCGATGCGCGTGGAAATATCAACGGCAGCGTTTAAGCAATCGTCATAGACGCGGTTGGGGTCGGTATCGGTGGGCCTTGAGATATACGGCCCGGTGGCGACGTACTCAACGCCACCAGCATGATGCAAATGGGCAAGCAGCACCCGGCTAGCGGAAAGATCCGCTAGCCATCTTTCATACTCTTGATCACTCATGGATTGCGCACCTTCAAACGGGCGGCGCGGGTCGCGGCGCGTTGCTCTTCTAAATGCTCGCTACGCTGACGCTCAGCGCGGCTGGCACTGCTGGCCACGGCGTTGGCGGTGTTGCCAGTGTTGGTTTTAACGTCGCCCAGCAGCCGGTTAATGTCGCTGCGCAGCTGCTTGTTTTCGTTGCGTAGGTCTTTAAGCACCTGCACCACATCGGCATTTCCCAGCTGCGGGAATTGCGGCAGGGGCATATTGGGCATGGGTAGACTACGATTGGGTAATTCGCGCAGCATACTAGCGGTGCGGGCAGGCACAACCATTTCATCTTTGTGCAGCTCGGCGATATACCCATCAAAACCAACGTTCCAATTGCCGTCGGCGTGAGAGCCATTGACCACTGGCATATCGTTAAGCCGCGCTTGCAGTTCAGCGATTTGCGCGCTAAGGCCCTTCGCTGATTGCCGTTTATCGACGGCGCTTTCAATTTCGTCAATATACGCTCTGACATAGGGCCAGTAGAGACCACCAGGAGAGTAAGCGCCGCCAGGGCCGGGAGCATCCCCAACCCCTTGATCTTGAGCAAACCCGCCACCTTTGGTGTAATAATCACGCAACCGCTCAACGGATCTATCTGTAACGCCGGACGATCCTAGGATGTTGCCAACAGCCCTGTTTATGTTATCAATCGCGTTAGGTACATACTGATAACTGGAGTTGATAACGCTGCGGCTTGGCGCCGAAACACCAGTATTCGCCAGCGACTGCTGCTCGCGCTGCAAGCGATCAATTTCGCTCGCTAAGGACTCGCGCTGCGCGTCTACGCGCTCACGCTCAAGCCTATTGCGCTCCGCTTTCTCGGCCGCTAAACGCTCCTGCTCAATCCTCGCCACTTCTTCTTGTGCAACGCCCAGCGCGTTGATTGATTCACGCAGGCTCACCATCGTGGTGTTCAAACCGACAAACTGATCGGTTGAGCGGGTCATCTCGCCTACCAACCCTGTCAGTTCTCCCAGTTGCTCTCGGGCGCGCTCTTCCAGGCTTTGCGTGTTGCCCTCAGTGCCTTGGCTGCTACGGTTCAGCGCTTCAAGGCGGCTAATAGTGCCGCTGCCGTCTTCATCGAGTTTGCCGAAAATACGGCGCAACTCTTCATCACTGGCCAGCCCCTGAAACGCGCCGTAAAACTCATTCCAATCAATGAGTCCGCTGGCGTCTAAGTCGATGCTGTCGAACATCGGTTTGAGAGTCGAGCCGATGCCGCTAGCCAGCCCCGCTAACCGCTGGTTGGCCAACTCTTGTTTGCTGATAATGCCGTCACCGTTGGCGTCTACCTCACGAATCAGGCGGCTGATTTCAGCATCAGTGGCGTGGGGTGCCAAGGCACTGCGCACCTGGGAAGCGGTCAGCTGGTTGGCATCCAAGCGGGTCAGCTCGCGGCTTAGCTCTACCGCTAGCCGTTCGTCGGTAGGCATCGATGAGATAACCACCGACTGCAGCGCGTCGCGGATCTCTTGCGCTAGGTACTCCTCTGCCGTTATTTGATCGGGTAGATCCTTCAACGCGTCTAACACATCGCCCTGAATGCGCTGGAACGCGCCACCGCTGGCGTACATCGCTTCACCCGCTGCCAGGTATTGCTCTGCGTATTGGGTAATGCTTTGTAGCGCGTTGCGGTCGCCTGATTGGGCCAGCACCAGCTGACGGGCGAACTGGTCGCCCGCTTCGCTCAGGTTCATGCCGGGGGTGCCAGCGGTCGCGCTTTGCTGGTCTACCCACTGACTAATGCCGTTAAACGTGCTGCTGAGCTGGTCGTTCACCTGGGCGAGCGAACGGGCATACTCCTGCCCAGCCCGCGTAGCGTCCTGCTGTGCGGCGGCTTCGTCTTCCATGGCCCAAATGCGGCGTTGGGTTTCCTGCAACAGCGGGTCGAAGCCTTGCAGCTCTCGCTCACGCTGCAGCGCTAACGCGGCTTGCTCGTCGCCAAGCAGGCCCAAGAGCTGCAGCTGCTGGTCAAACGACTGCTTTTCAAACGCAGCGTAAGCACTGCGGGCTTGCTGCTCGGCACTGCTTAGCGCGTTTTCTGCATCGCTGAGCATGTCCGCAAAACGCCCGCGCACCCGCTCTAAGCCGTTTTCCACTTCCATCAGCGCCGGGGCTAGCTGCATCGCGGCGGCGTACAGCTCGCGGCCCGATTGGGTGTTGCGATCAATACCGTCTACTAACTCGCGTAGCTGATCAGCAGACGTGACGATCTTCCCGGTTTGCGCGGTAAAGGCGCCCATGGCTTGGGCGGCTTGATCCATCGCCGCTTGTTGCCGCTCTGTCTCGCTGTAGAAATTTTGGTAGTAGTAGTCGGCCCGCTGGGTAAACAGATCCATACCACCGCTAAGCGCGACTAAGCTAGCTGCCGCATCACCGCCCGCCAGCGACGCCGCGAAGGCGTTACCGTGCAATTGCTCCATGATGGGGTTAACGCCCGTTAGCGCGGTGGCCAAACGGTTGAGCGTGTCCACGGTGGTTTCACCGGCTAACGCAAAATCGCTTGGATCTACCACGCTCTGGGCGGCGCGGTTGACGATGCCCTGTAGCCACTCCTGCACGGCCTGCTCTACCTCGGCCTCCGATTTGCCCTTGGTGCTGATTTGCGTGAGCCCAGAGCTGAACGCATTCAACGCGCTGGACTGCTGCCCCAGAACCTCCAGCGTGAACGCCAGCGACTGCTCTTGCGCGCTGTACGCCTGCTGCAGCATCGACCGCAGATCGCCACTGAGTGCTCTCGTATTGGTGCGTGATTTGGAGCTGGAGAACCAACCGCCGGATTTGTGCTGCCGTTCGTACTGATTGCCTGTAATGTCGCCAGCGGAGACGCCGAGGTTCAGCCCAGCGTCTTTGGTTTCCCAGGAGCCGCCGAAGATGCCGCCCAAGGCCGAGCCTAGCGTGGAGCCAGCGAGCGCGCCCAAGGGGCCGCCAAAATAGGTGCCCACCGCGCCGCCAATGGTGCCCAGCGTGCTGGAATGCCTACCCTGGCCAAACAGTTGGCCTCCGAGCCAGTTACCCGCCAAGCCTGCGCCCAGGCCCGCCAAGCCCTGCATGCCGGAGAAGTTGCGCAGGCTGCCGCCCATGAAGCTGGTACCGCCACTGGCCCCCATACCTGCCGTGGCGCTGCCTGCCCAGCCGCCTGAGTAGGCCGTGGGAACGCCACCCCATTGGATGCCACCCAGGCCACCGCGCAGGGCGTTCAGGGCGCTGCCCATGCTGGCAGGCGAGAAGCCGCCCATGCCGCCCCCACCGGGCATGCCGGTGGTATCCAGCCCCATCATGCCCGCCACATGGAAAGTCAGGCGCTGGGTAGTGAGCATGTGGGCGATTTCTGCCAGCGTTTGCTGGAAACCGCGTTTGACGGTATCGAGCGCGCTTTCAGAACCGTCGATCAAGCCAAGCCACAGGCTTTGGCCGGAATCATCAATACGGCGCAGTGTGTTATCCGCGACGGTTTCCCAGCTGAGGAAGCTGTTGCCGATGCGCTGGCTGGCGTCTTCTGAAGCGGTGGCCAGGTTGTCGGTCTCCCGCTGGGCCGCCTGGAACGACTCCTGCAGCATGCCCATGGCCTGCATGTATTGCGTGGTGGTCATGCGGCCAGAGGCCAGGGCGAGGTTCAGCGTGCCCACATCCTGCGCGTACTGCCGCGCTGCGCGGCGGTTGGGCTGGATGCGGTCCAGCAGGGATTCGTAGCTGTTGGCTAGCGAGGTGGTTTGTTTTGCGGCTTCGCGGGAGGCGGCGGTAGCTGTCTCAGTGACATCTATGCCCTCTTCAGTCGCTTCGTTAGCCTTCTCTTGGGCTTCACGCCGCTCCTTCCAGCTTCTTACACTTTCTCGGTATGTGGCATTGCGGCGCTGCTGTATTTCAAGAAGACGCTCCTCTGCTTCCTCTACAGCACGCATGCCGCGCACTTCTGCCTCGTACCCTCCCGCCTCTAACGTTCTAAATGCGGCCCTTGGGCCTTGCCCTTGATCACGCTCAGCCCGAAGGTTAGCAAGCTGCTCCCGAGCTGCTGCAGCCTTAAGCGTGGCTTCTTCAAGTGATTGGTTGAGACTAGCTAAAGAGTCGCTTAAATCGTCCTGCGACATATCCTTTAGTTCATTTCTCAAGTCTGAAATTTGCTGCTCAGTTAACCCGGCTTTCTGAGTTGTCAGCCCCAGCTCCTCGCGGAACATATAAAGCAAACCACCAGCGCCGATTAAAAGGCCAATAGGCCCACCCAGCAACGTCATGGCTCCTGTCGCCGCGCGTGTCGCGGCTGCAAGCGCAGTTTGGGCCGCTGCGGCAGTCGTGCTAACACCCGCCATGCGTGCCAGCGCAGCTTGATAGGCAATGGCTTGCTGTGTTGCTGACAGCTTGGCCGCTGTGACGGTGACAAACGCCCCCGCGTAACGGCCTGCCAGTAGTGCGGCCAGCACCGTTGCGCCATCTTTCAAATTTCCGACGACAACTTCCGCGCCGCCAACCTCTTGGATAAACGCATTGACGTTTTGCAGCCCCGCCGTCATCGCAGGCACTAGCTCAGAAAGCAGTGTTTGGCTGACACCTTGCGCGGCAAACTTTAGGCGATCGACTTCATCGTTATAGCTTGCCATGGCGTTGGCGGTGTCTTGGCTGATCGTTAGGCCCAGCGCGTCAGCCTCCGCGCGCATGGCAGCAATGGCATCAGTGCCACTGTTGACGATCTGCACCAGTTTTACGCCCTCGCTATCCCAAAGCTGCTGGGCAAGGCGCACGCGCTCACTGCTGTTTTCCACGCCCTGCATGGCTTCCGCGATGCGCTCGAACTGGTCTTCTGGGGCCAGTTGGTTCAGCTCTTGGGCACTAAGGTTGAGGCGATCCAGCGCCGCGACGGCTACCCCTGTGCCTGCTGCAGCTTCGGCAATGCGCCGTGTTTGGCGCTGCCATGCGGTTGTTAGCTGCCCAAACTCTACGCCGCTCAGCTTCGCGACGTAGTTGTATTGGCTCAGCGCTTCGGTACTGGCACCAATGCGCAGGTTTGTTTTCTGTAGCTGGTCGGCCCAGTTGATCTGATTTTGTAGCGAGTTTGCGGCAAACATGCCCGCAATAACGCCCGCGATGGGTGCGGCGGCACGGCGCAGCATCTGCAGCTCTCGGCTAGTGCCGTTAATGTTTTGGGTAAACTGCTTGCTACGGCGCGCACCCCGGTCAAAGCCTTGATTGAGTTTTCCGAGTTCATCATCCGTCGCTTTGATGGCACGGATGCCGCCGCTGGCATCACCGGTAATGATTAAGCCAGTTTTATAGGTTTGAGCCATGGGGCGACCTCAAATTGCGGGTACAAAAAAGCCCGCACTTGGCGGGTCTATTGAGTAGCGGACATTAAAAAACCCGCGCGATGGCGGGCTATAGGCTTATGTTTCGAACTTAATATGCAAGGGTCCAGGATCCATTCTAATAGAGTACGACTGCTTAACGTCGTCGGCATTCAAAAACTCAATAACGTTCTTACCTTTAACGACTGCTTTTGCAGCATCCATTTCTGTCAGCGCAGCTTGACTATTCACGCTTAGCAACACGTACCCTTCTTTTAATAAGCCTGAAAGCGGTGATGCTCTGTGTATGCTTGCAACTCTTAGCCCTTCAACCGGTTTCTTGTATTTAGGCAACCAATCCGCTTCGCCCTTAACCCCTGCAAAGGCATCCTGATCCACCTCTAATTCAACTTCCTTTTCCTCTCCCGCCACCGTCAAAATCGTCATCGCATTTTTGCCTGTTACGATGTGATCAATCACATCATCTTTCAGTGATGTCACCGACTTCCCGTTGAACGATAAAACCATATCGCCAGTAGAAAGCGTTTTGGACAATGGGCTTGAAGCAGGAACCGTTGTGAGGCGCAGGGCTTTAGTACGCTTCATTTCAGGCTTTTTGCTTGCTTCCTTTGTAAATACCGTTCCAGACAGCTGATCGCAAGAATTCTGATAAATGCTATTGATCATGCTGAAGATGGCCGCCAGCATCGTGGCGCTCAAAGCTTGCCCAATAGCAATAGACCAAATAAAGACATTGGGCTCTTTGACTGTTTCCATTCTTCCAAAGCTGTTTGGGCGAGGCACTTCTATAAAGCCTGCCGCGCTAATCACCACAATGCCTCCAATGATCGCGATGGCTGCTAGTATCCATGCCAGCGCCACCCACCCAATCCAACGCTCTCTATCTGGTGCTTTTATCATCGTTTTCCTCAGCCACTACACGCCAACCATTATGATCCAACTCAACAAAATCGCCGCAGCCTTCGCATAGCTCCATGTAGGTTTCGCCCTTTTTGCAGAGCCCACGAAAGTGCTTTGCTGCCACTTTTTCGCCAAAGAGTTTTTCCGCACAGTTCCGGCAATATTCAGCCACGACAAATCCCCCGTTGAGTCACCCCAACAGGGAACGTACCGCACTTAGTTAAGT